AAGCCCTCGCGGCCCTGTACGAGTTTAGCAAAGACTTTAAGCCAGACATTAAGATAGCCGGCGGCGATCACTACGACTTCCGCAGTCTCCGTAAGGGCGTCGGCACGGACAAGGAAGGCGCTGAGTCCCTCCAAGAGGACATCGAGGCCGGCGAAGACTTCTTTGCCAAGTGGAAGCCCAACGTATATCTCTGGGGCAATCACGAACACCGCCTAGACTCTATGCAGGGCCACGGTCAGGCCATCGTCCGCGATTACTGCACCGACCTCAAGGACCGCATTAACCGCGTAGCTCGTCAGAACGGCGCCAAGGTCATCCTGCCCTACCACGCCGACAAAGGCGTCTATCGTCTTGGGCCTGTCGCTATGGTCCACGGCTACGCCCACGGCGCCAACGCTACAGTCGTCCAGGGCTTACACTACGCACCCTACGGCGGGGCTTTGATACACGGGCACACCCACAACCTCGCAAGCGTCGCCTTGACCAAGCACGGGGGCGGTAACGCCTTCTCCGCGGGTTGCCTATGCCGTAAGGACGAGATGTCCTACGCGGCCCACCGCCTAGCGACCTCCCGATGGGGCTCGGGGTTCGTTGCTGGGTTCGTTACCAAGGGCGGCGACTACAAGGCTTGGCTCGTCCACAAGATGGGCGGCGTGTGGATCTGGCAGACAGAACTTAAGACCTTTACCCCATGAGCCACCGCAAGCCTGACCCGCTGCTCCTCCGAGTGATGGCGGCAATCCACAAGACAGCCGAGAAGCCCCCTAAGGGTTTCCGAACGATGGACCAGTGGGCCAAAGTCTGGAAGTGTGAGCGCACGACTGCCCGGCAATATATCATTAAGGGTATGCAGCTGGGACTCATCCAGGAGAAGACCTACCGCGTGAACATCCGCAGAGACGCCAAACCCTACCCAGTCGCCCACTACGGCGAAATGACTCGACCTCGTAGGACCTGAGCCCCTTAGTCCCCCACCTTACCTCCAAGCCAATGGAACAACCTCCCCCCTCTGCCTTAGACGCGGAACGGCACATCCTTGCCGTCTGCATCGCCCAAAGCCTACCGCTACCCGATGGGCTCATCCCGTCCGACTTCTGGGAGCCTCAGCACCAAGACCTAGCCGCCGCGATCAGCGGGCTCATCGACGAGGGGACTGCCCCCGATGAGTTAACCGTTACGCAGCGCCTTCGCGAACTTGGCTCACCTGTCGAGGCCTTCACCGTCTCGGACCTATCGACCACCGGGCAATTCATTCAGCCGAACGCCGCTTGGAGTCATGCGGTGATTAAAGCCCTTAACCTACGCAAACTCGGCGAGCAAGCCCGTGCCGTCCTTAAGGTCGTTAACGAGGCGGGTGCTGACCCTGAGGCCATCGTCCTCGCCCAAGAGCAACTTGCCAAGTCTCTGACACGGCGCAAGGGGCACGGCAAAGAAACCTCACAGGCCTTCGACTTCCGCACGATGGTCGCCTCCGATAAAGACCTAGACCCTTCCTGCGTCCTCGGTAACCGCTTCCTCTGCCGTGGGGGCTCCTGCCTCCTCGTCTCGCAGACAGGCGCTGGTAAGTCAGCCCTAGTTACCCACGCAGCCCTATCCCTCGCCCTCGCTCCTGGTCACGACTTCTTCGGCATCAAGTCCCGCAAGGGTCCGCTCACCTCGGTTATCATTCAGTCAGAGAACGACGAGATGGACGTCGCTGAGTCTATCCAAGGCACGCTCGACGGTATGGGCATCCCTCGGGGCTCGCAACTCGTCGACCAACTAGCCGACCGAGTCTTTTACTACCGAGAGGCCGTTAAGACAGGCGAGGCCTTCGGTCTACTCCTCCGCGAGCTAGTGACCCGCCACAAGGCCGACTGCGTCTGGATTGACCCTATCCTCGGGTTTGCCGGCGTGGACCTATCCGATCAGGAGGCCGCGTCCCACTTTCTGCGTCACATCATTCAGCCTGTCCTCCAAGACACGGGCGTCATCCTCTTCTCCGTCCACCATACTACCAAGCCGTCTAAGGACAAGTCCACGTCTCTCGGCGACCTCGCCTACGCTGGTAGTGGTAGCGCTGAACTCGCTAACTGGCACCGCTCCGTTATGGTACTGACCAAAGACCCGACCGCCGAAGGCCTAGACGAGCAGCCGTTCTACACCCTACGCATCCCTAAGCGCGGGGGCCGTGCCGGACTCAAGGACGACCAAGGGAATTACACCTCGTCTATCCCCCTCCGACATTCCCGAGAGCAGGGACGCATCGCTTGGGAACGCCGTAGCCAGTCCACGGTAGCCACGCAGACCCCACTTCCTAGCCCCGCCAAGGGGTCTACAAGGCGTTTTAGTGCCTAGGTTGGTATCCTCGTAGCCTCTACCCCCCTAAGCCCCCCTCGTTAGTGACCCAAATCCTAAAGCCTTTGCCTTGTGACAGTCCTTGTGACAGTCCGTCCTTCCCTCTCCGAGGTAAGGTAAGAGACTCCTTAGCCTATCCCTACGGTCAGGCAGTCGTCTCCCTAGTCATATAGTTTAACGCGATGCCCAACCCATCCCGAAAACGAACCCCTAGGGAAGTTATCCTAGCACGGTTACAGATGACCCGCTACAGGCAGAAAGCCTGGAGAGAAAAGCCGGACCTAATGGAGTCTATACGCCAGCGAGCTACAGCCCGAGCAAAGACAGTCAGGGACAAGAAGACAGACAGACTTAAACACTACCTCTCGGAACTACCGGACAGGATGACCAAGGAAGAGTTAAAGACTCTGATCGTCGATGAGTACTGCCAACAGAAACAGGTAGACCCTGCGTCCTTCTATCGGCACGTCAAACGTCACGGCCTACTGTCCTATGACGGCGCTGTCGGCCTATGGGTAAACCTCACTAAGCAACCGACTGCATAATTCACTTACGCTGTCATAAAGAACTTACACTCTATGCCCGTGGTCAACAAGTCCAAGCCGCCAAAGCAGCGCAAGCCGATGCCCCCACCATCTCGGGCTATCCCTTCCCGCGTCGAGAAGGAAAAGCAGCGCCGCTTTAACGCCTACCTGAAACTCTGGAAGACCATGCAGGACAAACAGGAGGACGACCCATGTCGCTGAACGACCTCACAGCACCGGCTAAGGAAGCCAAGTCTTTCGACGCTTGGTTCTTCAAGCAGTCCAAGAAGTCGCAGGACAAGATGCGCGAGGCTGGTGTCATCCCATACCGCGAGATGGTGCAGTCGCGTCACATCTTCAACATCGACCCTAACCATCCAGCCTGGGCAACGGTGGACACGGACAACGTCAGGCACGAAGCCGAGACGTTCATCTCTCGCGATCACGTTGGCGTTATGCTCAAGGCCTTCTTTGATGCGGTCGCTTACTCGGACTGCCACGCCTTCCGTCGACACGTCGAGCTCGTGCGCTGGTCGCTGAGTCTGCCCGGCTGTCTCGGCTCGCGTACGCTGTGCAAGATGTATGGTCGCTCCCATATGTGGGCACAGAAGCGGGCGAAGCAGATAAGACTCACGGTTAACGCTGACGCGGTTGGCCTGTTCCCGCATCACAGCAAGCCAAGCCAAGGCTCTAAACTGTTTCCACCGAAGGCATAAGTAGAACCTACTAATATGAACCAAACTATACCAGTTGAACAGCGCTCTAAAGGTCTAAAGTATTACTATGATAACCTTAGCACTATTCGTTCTAAGATGCGCGAACGTGCTAAGGTTCGTTACTATCAAAACAAGGAAGCTAAACTGCTTCAGAACGCTGACTACCGCCGCAACAACCCTGTTAAGTGGAAGTTAATCAAACAAGTATCTAACAAGAAATATCACAAGCGTAGGTTCTTCTTTGTTCGTGCCCTTCATCATTCTATTCGGCTTAACGATATTAGCGAAACCAGTTTACTTTGTGCTGTCTTGTCTCGTGCTTGGTATAACCAACGAGGCCGCTGCGCATACACCGGACGCAAACTAGACAGGACTGCACAGGTTGATCACAAGACTCCAGTCTCTCGCGGCGGTAGCAATGACCCATCGAACTTACATTGGGTGTGTGCAGATGCTAACTGTGTTAAGAACAACAAGACCCACGAGGAGTTCATTGCTCTATGTGCTGACATCACGACCTACATCGATGCCAACAAGCCTATCCACCCCCCCTCCCGCCCCCACTGAGGACTCTCTTTAACCCCCCCCGTACGCCTCGCGTGGCCCGACAC